AGCTTTACCGCAACGGCTCGCAGGTCATGGTGCGTGTGACGTGAGATCGCGCACCCAACACTGGTGCCCGGCGTGCAAGCGGTTCGTGTTCACCTGTGATCACTGGATCGTGGCGCCGTCATGACAACCTTCGCTCTCACGCTGCCGCTCGACCGTATCTCGCCCGTGCGCGTGCCGACGCGTGATCTGGTCCTGGGCGGCAGCGACAGCGTCACGCTGCTTGTTTCAATCGTTGATCGCGACAGCCCCGATGCGGTGCCGATCGCGCTCACGGGCGGCATCGGCGGGCCGGCGCTCTCGTTGTTCGTCTGGCCCGACAGCAGAGGGTGCCATGGTCCGAACTTCGGCGGCTGGGGATGCGGATGGGATTATGGTTGGGGTGGCTGGTATGGCGGCGGCGTCGCGGGGCCTGGCACCGTGCTGTGGTCCGCCACCGGCACGATTTACGACACCACCACCGCCACGTTCGCCATCAAAGTCCCCGCCGGCACCATGGGCGCGTGGCCGTTGCGCTGCCGCTGGGCGGTGTTCTTCGACGCGGAGGGCGGCGGCGAGGCCGAGCTGCTTGCCGAAGGGCATTTGCATGTCCGCCCGATGGTCTCGCGCGCCGCCGAGCCGTTGATCCTGCTGACCGACGCGACGCCGCCGGTGCTGACCGACACCATCATTCTGATCGGGACTTCCAGATGACGACGACGATCACGACAACCGGCGGCGCCCCGGTCGAAGGCGTTCGCATCGCCGATTTGCCGGTCCTGGGAATGGTGACGGACGATACATCGTTCGTCGGTGAGCACGCCGGCTCGGGACGGTTCACGGCCCCCGCGTTGCGCGATTACGTCGCCGCCACGATCGTCACCGATCCCTCTGGTGGCCCATTCCTGCCGCTCGACGGCCATGTCGCGATGACCGGGCCGCTGACCCTGTCGGGATCGCCGACAATCGCCTCCCAGGCCGCCAACAAAGCCTATGTGGACGCGCACAGCGGCGGTGGCGCGGGGGTCGATCATTGGGTCTTCGTCACCGATCATGGCGCGGCGGGGGACGGAACGACTGATGATTCAGCCGCGATCAACGCGGCGATCGCGTTCGCCGCTCCAGGTCAGGAGGTGTGGCTGTCACCGACCGGGCGACATTTCTGCGCCTCGACCATCGCCCTTCTGAAAGGGCGCACGCTACGCGGCGGGTGGAACGTCCCCGGCAACACCAACCCAGGCAACGCGGCTCTGGATCTGACAACGTTGAACGGCGCGTTGATACTGCCCACGGGTGCCACGGTGCGGATGGACAGCGGGTCCGGTATCAAAGGCGTGCCGATCTATCGCCAGGGGCTCGTCACCCCGGCGGCCAGTTCGGCGGGGTTCGGCGGCATTGGCATCACAATCAACGGTGATGACGTTTATGTTGGTTATTGCCTGATCATGGGTTTCGCGACGGGGATCAGTAGCACGTCGGGCGGCGGTAATTCATGGGCCAGACAAAAAATCGAATGGGTTTACGGCGACAATAACAACGGCATCCTGATCGATAACAGCCACGACACGCCCTACATCTCGCATTGCCACTTCTGGCCGTTCACCAGTATTTCGCCCTCGTCGCCGATGACCGCGCACCAGCGCACCGGGACGGCATTCAATATCACCAACAGCGATCTCATTTCGCTTAGTCACAATTTCTGCATCGCCTATCAAACAGGCTATCACATCGGCCAGGATGGCGGTGCGTTCCTGCTCGATTGTCAGGCCGACTGGATCATCAACGGCGCCACCGGGTTCTTGTTCGACACGGGGATTGAAGGCACGCGCGCCATGGGATGCGTGGCTTTCGGCGCGGCTGGAAGCACGGGATCGACGGGTTATTGGGTCAATGTTCCGGCGACGGACTACATGGAGTTTACCGCCTGCTATTCCAACACTTGCGCCACTGCTTATGAATTCCAATCCGGTGATGGTCGGATTTCAGGTGGGACCGTTGACCACGCGACGATCGCCGTAACGGTTGCGTCGAGCGCGAGCATCGTCAGTCTTTGCGGCGGATTTCGCGCCGAGGTTATTTCCAACGCGGTGGTCTACAACCCTGGCGGTGGCGGCGGGATTTACATTGATCCCGACTGCGATTTTTCCAGAATCAATCTGGGCGGCGGATCGGCCAGCGTGTCCAGCACGATGCTGCCGATCATCATTCCCTCGGCGTCACCGCTGTTCCTGCCGGCTTTCTTCGACGTGTTCGAAATATCCGGCACCACGGGGTTCGGCATCCTCAACAACGGCTGGGCCGGGCGCAAGGCCACCTTGATATTTCAGGGCGCGCTGACGGTGTTTCATTCCGGCACCAGCGGCGGCATCTCCCTGGTTGGTGGGGCCAATGTCACGACTTACATCGGCATGGTTTTGGACCTCGTGCATAACGGGTTTCAATGGTTCGAAGCGGGCCACTCCAGCACCTACACGGGCAGCGGCGGTAGCCTGACATCGCCGGGCTGGCGGCGTAACGCGGACGGTTCGATCGAAAACTGGGCCGTTGTCAACACGAACGGTTCCGGCGTCGGCACATTCTCCTTTAGTCAACCGTTTTCCAGCTTCTTGCTCACTGTCCAGGCGACCGCGCAAACGGCGGGGGATGCCAACGTGTGCGTCACGGTGGGAACGCAATCGCTGAGTTCCATTCCGATTTACGCCGCCAACGGCAGCACGGGCGTGGGGCTCGCGACCGGCGTGTTCTGCCACGCGATCGGGCGCTGAGATGTCAGCCACGACCTCAACAGCCACGTCGCTCACCGCGCTGCAACAGGCGCTCACGCCGAAGACCGGGATGCAACGCATTCCGCTGTCACTGGAGACGTGGCAGAATCCAAACACGACCAGCTCCAAGAAATTGCTGAACATGTATGCCGAGAAGCAGCCGGACGACGCGCGGGTCGCGGCGGCGCTGCTGTCCACGCCGGGATTCACCGTGTTCATGAATGTCGGCACCGGGCCGATCCGCGCAATCAACGATGACGATCCGGGCGCGATCTATGTCGTTTCCGGCACGCATTTCTGGCTGGTCACCGCCGGTGCCGGCACGGCGACGGACCTTGGCGACATCGGTGTCGCGCACAGTCCGTTCAGTGACGATTACCTGTTCTACACGATCGCGGTAGGCCCGACCGCCGCCGTCGTGTGCTCGCCACCGAACGCTTACGTCTCGGTTGGCGGCGGTCCGGTTGCCCAGATCACTACGACGTGGCCTGATTATGGCGCATCCTCGGTTGCCTTCCTGGACGGCTATTACGTGTTCACCGGACAGGGGGCGCCACAGTTCTTTTTCATCACCAAACTGGCCGATCCCACGGCGGTGGACGCGCTCGACTTCGCCGCCCTCGATGCGTTCCCAAACGCGATGTTCAAGGTCGAGCGACTGGGCACCGATCTGTGGTTCGCCGGCGCCTCCGGTTGGGAAATATGGTATGACGCGGGCAACGCCGACTTTCCGTTCCGGCGGCGCCCGAATGGCTCCGAAGGCCATTGCCAAGGGCGACGAGAGCCTGTTCTGGTTCAGCGCGGACAACCGGGTTTATCGCACCGTCGGTTATCAGGAGCAGCGCATCTCCACGCACGGCATCGAGCGCGCGCTGACCGCCATATCCAGCGCTTATGTCTACAATCTGCACGGTCATATTTCCTACGTTATGAACATGACCGACCAGTCGCTGGTCTATGACACGCTGACCAATGTCTGGCACACCGCGTCGAGCAGCGGGGCCTTCGACAGTCCCTTGCCATGGCGCGGCACCTGTTGCGCGGCGAATACCGGGTTTCCGTTGGTCGGTGACCGCACCTCGGGGTTTCTGCTTCAGGCCGATTCCTACCTGTCAACCGATCTGGGCGTTGAGCCAAAACGTCAGGTCGTGCTGCCGCCGCTCTGGGAAGGCACGAGGCGGGCGTTTTGTTCGCGTCTTGAGATCGAAATGGAGGTGGGCACCGTGCATACACCGCCGAGCATTCAACTCGAATGGTCCGATGACGGCGGCATCACCTACACGGGGTCGCGCGCGATGACCGTGACTTCCGGCACCGGGCAGTATCGCAAGCGGGTTTATACCACCCGGCTGGGCAGTTTTCGTCAACGTGTGTTTCGTCTGACCGCGTATCATGCGATGAACATTTACGCGATAGATTGTGACATCATCGTGGGAGCGCACTGATGTCCGGCGGCCTGACAACCCCGATGCGACTGGTGCCGCCGTTGCGTGAGCGGTTGGTGGATGATCAGGGCATCGTCAGTGATGCCTGGTCGGCGTGGTTCGTGGCGCTGGGCGACAGGCCACAGGCCGGCAATTCGGGTTTCGCCAGGACCGGCAGCGTGGTCTCGGATGCCTCGGCGGTCATCACGGGGATGTTCGATCCGCCGTTTCA